AGCAAATGAAAAATGGGAAATCAAGTTATTAAAAGATTTCTACTTATATACAAATAAACAAGAATTTGATCGGAAAAGAATATGGAGTTTCTTGGAAGCGGATCAAGGTTGGATGCCCACTACTTATAATATAAATACAAAGCTAACTAGGTATCTTAAAACAATGACTAAATGGGGATATATCCAAAAAGAAAAGCATGGATTATATTCATTTAATCATTTAGAAATGGATTAAAGCCTGTGTATGTATTTAATGATTATATGATTATTTGGGGTGTTTTTACGAATTGGTTTCACGAGGAATATAATCAAATAATCATCATATAATGAACGGGGTTAGTTAACTATGAAAATAAGTGGATTATTATGTTGTAAGAAATGTGGAGTTTATGAAACTGAGAGTTTGTATAGATACACACATGGAAGGAAATATTTAGTAAATATATACTATTGGTCAAACTTACCAAAGAGAGGGTTGCAGCTAGAAGATTGTCCTAAATGCAACCCAAATGAAAAGCATGACGTTGTATATGATTTCTATGGTTAACTATTCTTTTTATATGCCTTTTTTAATTGATTTTTTGCATCATCTATTTCTTCAACAATATTTATTCTATTTACATTCACCATTTCAAATTTGGTAATATAATCAATTTGCATCACTCCTAGTATATACTTTGCTTGTTCTAGTTCTTTTTCTGTAAAAAGACCATCTTTATCTACATTATCGTAGTGACCTAAAGACCCTTCATTAAATATATATCTAATTGTATCTAAAGCCTTTAAATATTCTTTTTTTGTCATGTTATGCGCTCCTTTCTTCAAAGTATAGATTGATTTCTTCTAGGTAGTGATCTCTTGTTTTGATCGGATCTTTGATAAAACTAGCTATAATCTCACAAAAGTCTTTCCTAGTCAACAAACAATTCTCTAGGTCTAGCTCAAAAAATTGCTCTATTCTTTCCTGTAATTCTTTATGATCCATCTTACTACTCCTTATCTTCCCAAACATCACAATGTTCTTTACACTCTGAGCAAATATCGGTATCATCATATACCTTTGCTCCACAACACTCTGATCTATTCATGTTATTGCTCCTTTATGGTAAATATCCAATTACCACCATTTTCCACAAACATATTCGGGTTATCTTCATACATTTCTTTTACGCTTGTTATATGGTAGCAATATTCATAGTTATCAATTTCACTTTCATATGTACCTAGCTTTATGTTAAAAAGTATAAAATCCATATTTAACTCTCCTTTTTCGCTATTGGTCTTTTATCCTCAGAACTGTATTGATCCATAAAGTTCATAAAATCCTTTAATATCCAGTTAATATGCTGTTCACACTTTTGGCAGCTTTTGGCTTTGGTGCATTTTTTACACTTCATCTCTGCAACTCCTTTTTCATGTTGATTTGCTTGGTTAACATCAAAGCGGTTTCTCTCCAGGAATCGGTGTTATTCCGCTCAATGTTTAAATCTGTCTGATATTTGGCTATTATACCGCCTATCACTATGATTAATACTGCTACTAGGTTGATCATTATTTACTCTCCTTAATGTTGAATTGTTTTTTGATATATTTTTCAATCTCTTCCTTGAAAACTGTATTTTTTGTATAACCTTTGTGATGCGCCCATTCATCATTACAAATATGATCATTGCACACGTCATCATCTAAGCTATCTATTAACTGATCTGCACCAAAAAAATCATATTCACACTCCTCACAAACCATTTGTATTTCTATCATTATTTACTCTCCTTTACTTTCTCCGAGGGGTAAGGGTGGGGCGTTGCTATGCGGAGCTACCCCACCCTTTGAGGGAGAAAATGTTATTTTGTTAATCTTTGTATTCTAAATTTGATCTGTATAATTCGCATAAGGTTTCATTGACTCTATTTTCGCAATCACTTTGCACACCATCTATAATACATATCCCTATTAAATCCCCTTCTACATAATCAAATTCTGCTTTCACAAACCCACCGCTTATTCTATGTAAACCCCATGCAATTAATTGATCTTGCTCAATCTCATTTAATCTTTTTGTTAGTTTTTTTACCTCTGCATCGGTTAGTTTGTCATAATATTTATCTGAATTATAATCTATATTGTTTGGCATAGCTTTTAATCTCCTTTAATAAATTTAAAATTTGGATTATCTATTTTTAGATTTTCTTTAGTGTTGTAATACTCAGTACCTAAATGATTATCATTTTTATCATATTTAATTACTGTCCATAGCTTTATAAAAACATCATAGTAATAAACAAATTCTATGCTTTTAGTATTATGTATGTATGAAACCATAGCTTTTATTCTCCTTTGGTTAATTGCTTTTTAAGTTCTTGTTCTTTCCATTTATTCATGGCTATTGTGTACGGGTTGTTTGGGTCATCCTTAATCTTTTTTTCTCGGTTACACTTAGCACAACAAGGATGCTTTTTAGTCTCCATATATGCCATAGAATCCCGTTTTTTTCTGCAATAATAACAAACAAACATTTTTTATTTCTCCTTTAATTATCTAATATGGTTTCTTATAGGGTTTTTAATCTCAGAAATAGAATCTTGTAATATTTTAATCTTCTTTTCAATATTTCTGATTTTATTGTATTTGTTTTCAACTTGCTTTTCTGTAAAGGTCGGAAAATGTTTTGTATTAAATGCTAATAATTCCGATGATTTAATAGAGTCGCTCATTAAAGAATAATCATGCCTTATTATATATTGGTGTTCATCTGCATAAGAACAAGAGCGCTTTTCTTCTGTATCATAATAAGATGTCTTAAAGCGCATTAAGACATTGTAATTACTTTCTTCTAACCAATATTGTTGGCTTTTACTTGTTTGATGCTTAAGGAATATTTCTCTTAATGCGGTAACTTGTTTTTGATATAAAGAGCCATCTTTTTTAATTTGAAATCCATCTTTTAAAAGTTCGTAGGCTTTTGGCATCATTTTATTTATTACTTTTCTTAACTCGTTTACTGCTTTTGTTCTTCTTTGGTTGAGTGTTTTCATGGTTTTTTTTCTCCTTTTTAGAGGGTTTTAATTCTGTTCTAAGTATTCAAGTTTTTTCAATGCTGAGTGCATTGTTTTTACATCCATGTTTGCACTTATTAAATCTTGAAAAGTGATATTTTTAGCCTTTTTGAATGCTTTTATAAATCTTATTTGATTCGGATTTAAAAAACTTTTTATGTGATTATAATAAACCTCATAACATTCATTGTTTTTATAGATCCAAGTTTTCAAAATCATTTTATCAGAGTTATTGTTAATTGTGATAAATACCTTAATTTTATAATCTTCATTCAATAATTTTTTTATTTGTTCTTTTTTCATTGTGTTTTATTCCTTTTTAGAGGGTGAAAAGCAATTCCACCCTCCTAACTTTCCTATTAAAAAAGGGTTTACTTATTATTTACTTGAATCCTAATTGTTTCCATTACATAATGGAGCGAATCAATTTCATTTCGATTTAATTTTTCTAAAGCTTTACTTACTTGCTCCATGTGATAATGATAATCGTTAGATCCATCATGTCCTTTAATCATTGTTGCCTCTAACATTGATTTACACATCATTTTAAAGGATCTTTTTTTATTTACTTTAAATCGCACTGGCATTTTTTCTCCTTGTTAACTGTTTGCATTAGCTCCGCATGAGCTACATAATATTACAAAGTATTACATATCATTCCTAATAATTTATAATAGTTTCTAATAGTATGTAATAAGTATATAAGACCGCACCGCACACCGCACCGCATTATAAATACTTAATTTTATTATACTTACAGCACAGTATATAGAAAAGAAATCCGCAGCTTATACTATAAGGAGGGTAGCCAAAACAACGAGCGACAAACCATGTCAACCACCCCCCCCATGCACCGCTCCGACAAATGCACAGGGGGTGTATTATACCACCCAGATCATTTTTTATGCCTAAAAGGCTTTTTTTATCGTACTCTAAGTACGCAAAGTACGCTACCTCTAAATCCACTTATATAGACACTTAGTAATTTTCAGGATACTCAGAGTATCGCGGAGTATCCAATATACTTTGTAAACCCCAGTCTTGATATTGAGGGAACTATAAGTGTATGTTTTCGTTATACTTATATGCCAAGAAAAAAGAAGAGTAAGACGGAAGTGATTAAGCAAGCTACGAAAAACGCGCAGGACAATCCTTATTTAAAGACATTTCTTGCTGACTATGAAGAAGAAACAGGCTTAAAAACTCGTTTTACCGCAAAAAAAGACAAATTCTTGACATACTTAGTAGCAAACAACGGGTTTATATCCCATGCTGCTAAAGAAATGGGTTATTTCCCACAATCGGTACGATTCGCGATGAAAGGTGATCCTGCATTTCAGCAGGCAGTCAAAGAAATACAACAAGGATTTTTAACCGATAGATTGGATGAACTCGAAAAGCTTTCTTTTACTCAAGCAGGAAAAGCGGGCAATGTAACCGAGCGTATCTTTCAGCTCAAAGCACACGACCCAGGTAAGTATAGAGATAGAACAAATCAGCAAAATACACAGGTGAATGTGATGGTTTCTGGCACTTCACCAAAGGATAGGGAAGCAGTATTAAAAAAGATGAAGATAAACTGAGCAGATTGGAACGAGAAGCAATCCGCGACAACATTCACATGACTCCTAAAGACATTTTTGAGGTCTATCTACGAACATCTTTTGGGTTAACCCCATTTATGGCTAATGAAGCCACTCAATTTGCGTTAGATCTCTTCCAATTAGACGATAATGGCAAATTACCACTGGATTGGGAGATGTGGTATCGAGGTCAGGCTTAGTGGAAGTCAATATATCGTATAGAGATGGAGAAGGGAACGCAACCTCGCCTTTAGACCATCAGGAAGAGTATCATTTATTTACAGGTTGGAGCAAGCATCAAGTATTAGCGGGATCTTTGGGAACGGGTAAAACAGAAGCCATGTGTATGGAGGCGATCCATCAAAGTGCAGCATTTCAGGGCAATTTAGGATTAATGGGCAGAAAAGTATTGGATTCGTTCAAGAAATCTACACTGATCCAGTTGCTCGATCTTGGTCAGGGGTTTATTGACAAACATCGCGCCCAAGACCGAGAAATTATCTTTAAAAACAGGTCTAAAATCGTGTATATGGCGTTGGATGACTCCAGAGATTCGATTCAAAGGATAAAATCTATGAATTTAGGGTGGTTTGCATTTGATCAGATTGAAGAAATGACCGAAGCTACCTTTATTGCTGCTGCGGGTCAGATGCGTAGAAAAAACGCGATGCGTTGTTCCTTTCATACTTGCAATCCAGCAGGGCATGACTGGGTATGGAAGCGATGGAAGAAGGATAAGGCAAAACAGAATAAAAAGAAGGGTGATTATAGATTAATTGAGACTATGACTTGGCAACCAGGCGCACCCGCGCCTAAAACAGACAAGGAAGTAGCATTGTACTCCGATAATCCGCATTTACCTGCCGATTACATCAAACATTTACTGTCTATGCCAGATCAATGGGTCAACAGGTATGTATATTGCAGTTGGGATGACTTTGCAGGGTTGGTATATCCAGAGTTTAAGCAGGAAACACATTGTATTAAGTCTTTTGAAATTCCAAAATGGTGGAATCACTATGTAGTCTATGATTATGGGTATCGTAACCCCAGTTCTATACTGTTTGCTGCTACGGATGAAGAAGGCACGATTTATGTGTACGATTTAATCTATGAATCGGAGCATACCATAGAAATGTTAGTTCCAAAGGTAGAACGCAGGTTAAAAAG